GTAAAATCCCCGTTGCCGAGGACCAGTGTGTCTTTCCAGCCACCCAGGGTGTCCGATTCTTGGACTTTAGGGTGCTGTCTCTGCTCCGCCACTCGTCGGTTTTGATACGCCCCTCGGACGGGTTTGTGAGGCCCGTGGCTAGCCGACTGACCGAAGGGGACCCTGATAGCCGGGAACGCTCGTATGCGGCCAGAGTGGGGCACCACTATCTAGCTGGCCGCCGTTGCAATACTACGAACTCTGATGCCTAAATGCGCTCTAACTAAAGTGTGAGCAGGGGCACAACACGTGGGGCGGCAATGCTGGCCACCGCGCGCGCTGTTGAGTAGGCGCGCCTGCCGACGTCGACGGCAGTGCCAATGGTGTGCATAGCCTCCGTCCACCACTGCCCGTAGCGCGATAAGGTGGCGCGCACGTGCTCCAGACCGGCCGGAGCATCAGCGTTGTTCGGACTCGGCACGACCATGCCCTGCCCGACGGAGGGCATCCACTCTGCCACCAGAACGGTGCGGAAGTTGAAGTTCAGCTTGGTAAGCGCAAACGCGGAGGCGCAGAAGACGATGACGTTGTCTCCCTCCAGCGTGGTCGAGCTCAAGTCCGAAGAGCCATACTCCTCATTCTCCGGCGATGGAATCCACTTGGTCTCCACCGCCACATCCGGGCAGCGCTTCTGTGCCTGGCAGACCTGGACGAGATTCGCCACGGTGTTGAAACCTGCTGCTGCGTTGAAAAACGTCCGCGCAGGTACGACACCTTGGTACACGATGCCCTGCCTGTCAAGCTCAGTCCCGGCGTAGAACGCCTGGACGCATGCCGCCACGGGGCGAACGGCGTCGGAGATGTTAGCCAAGTATGTAGCGCCGGGACCGGGTTGGCTATCGGCTCCATAGAAGTCGATTGCCCCCATGTCAGTGGAGAAACTGGCAAGCCCGCGGTTGTAAATCCGGTTGATACGCGGATAGTACAGAAAAACTGCGCAGGTAGCGCCACCGGTGGTGTTGGCGCTAAATGTGGTGAACCGAGACACCAGCCCATCACGGCCACGGTATGCAGTGGGCCCGAGGGGCCCATTGCACGGGTCCATGACGAGGGCGGCGTGCCGTTGGATGCGCGAGCCATACTCAACGATGGCCCCCGCCTGCGCGGCACGCTTCGGCCTATTGCCGCCGCGCACCGGCTGGCGCTTCTTCGACTTGTTCCCTTTCGACTTCACCATGTTCGCTCAAATCGCTAAGACTTATGTCGGGTTCGTACAAATCGTGTAGATATCCTGGACGTGGTGCTGACTTGCGTTGTAATAAGTGTCCTGGCAGTCGGACTTCTGGATGCGCATCCCGAGGAAATGCTGCTCCAGCGCGCGCTGCTCCCCAGGTGTTACGCCCCAAGCTTCCCAAAGGGAGTAGCGGGCAGCCTCGGAAGGAGCAGCGTACGTGCCGCCGGTGAAGATAGCATCGCGCAGCCACGTGGACTGGAAGTTGATGCGTTTGAGAGTGCGCCTGCTGAGGGATGTAACCCCAGCAAGCATGTGGTAGTATGCTCCGAGGACGGGTATGTTGCCGTAAAGCGCCAACCCGCCGAGCCCAGTGGCTGCGAGCACCTCGAGGTACGTTAGAGACGTATCCTCGATCCAAGCGTGGTCCTGGGTGATGGCCTTCACGGGATTACGCACCATCGTCGGTGGTTCTGCAGCCACGTAGCGGCATTGGCAGAACTCGACCCGTGCGATGGTGTGGACTGGTTCCTCAGCAACCAGCTTGAACCCGCGCTTCGCCATCCACTCCACGATCCCGCCCAGATATCTGGCGAGGTCGGCCTTCTCCATGAAGGCCACCGAGTCGTCACCGTCGACCACTGCC